AATGATACGGCGGCGCGTGGTCCCAGTACACAGCTGCCAAGTTCGCCACCCTCTTCACTACCTACCCGTAAACATGGCCCGAGCCGAGCGCGAGGAATATTTCGCGCTGGTCAGGCAGGGTGCGTGGACGCCGGCTACGTTGCGCCGGCTCCGCGAACTGCGGGTGTGGAAAGACCGCCAGGACGTGCCCCGCGAGCTGCGAACGAAGCCGGCCCCCAGGGAGGCGTAATGCCCTGGAGAGAGCCGGAGCACCCGGGGGAGTTCCCGACCTTGGGATATCTGGTCGGGGACTGGATCGAAGAGAACCTGATCATCCCGAACGGTGACGACAAGGGGAAGCCGTACCTCCTCACCGAGGAGATGTGGCACAACTTGCTGTGGACGTACCGGTTGGACCCTCACGCACGACCGGAGATGCGGTCCAGGGCGTTCCGCTACTACGGATCGCTGCTGGTCAGGCCGCAGAAGTGGGGAAAAGACCCATACGCGGCGGCGCAGGTATGCGCTCAGGCGTTGGGCCCGGTCCGTTTCGATGGTTGGGATGCGAACGGCGAACCGGTCGGTAAGCCGTTCGCTACCCCGATCATCCAGTGCGCCGCGAACTCCGAAGACCAGACCGACGTGACGTTCGCGCCGGTGTACACGATGCTCACCGAGGGCCCACTGGTGAACATGCCGGGCCTTGACCCGGGCTTGACCAGGGTGAATTTGCCGAACGGCGGCAAGATCGAGCCGGTTACGGCCGCTGCGAGGTCACGGCTGGGCGCTCGGCTGACCTTCGCCAGCTTCACCGAGTCGCACCTGATGACAGAAACGTCGGGTGGCTTGGCCCTGGGCAAGACGATGAAGCGGAACTTGGGCGGCATGGGCGGCCGCTGGATGGAAATCACCAACGCTTGGGACCCGAGCGAGCGCTCAGTAGCGCAGCGGACGTGGGAGTCGAAGGCGCCGGGTGTGTATCTGGACTACCGGCCGCCCCGCAGTCGCGTTGAGCTGGACGACGACAACGCTGTGCTCAACGAACTGCTGTACGTGTACGGCGATTCGGCGCTGGAGCGCGGTGGATGGGTCGATATTGAGCGGATTTTGCAGGAAGCGCGCGATCAGGCGACCGGCGAGGGCGAGACGAGGCGGTTCTACCTCAACGAGGTGACCGTCGGGTCCAAGGACGCCGTAGACATGATCAAATGGACGGTCCAGAAGGACTCCAGCGAGCCCCTGCAGAAGCGTCAGCAGGTCGCGTTGGGCTTTCACGGCTCCCAGAACCGCGATGCGACCAGTTTGTGCGCCTCACGGCTGTCTGACGGGCGTATTTACCACCTCAGGACGTGGGAACGGGCCCCCGGCGAGGCCGATTGGACCGTTCCGCGCGAGGAAGTCCACCAGGCCGTCCGGGACGCATTCAAGGCCTACGAAGTTGAGGCGTTCTTCTGCACTCCGAGCGGCTGGCAGACCGAAGTGAACGTGTGGGACGGCCAGTACCCGAAAAAGGTCTACGAACTGTGGACCAACTCCGAACTTCGCATGGACCAACTGGTGGAACGGTTCCAAACCGCGCACCGGGGCGACGAACTGACCCACGACGGCACCGAAATCCTCACGATGCACGCCGCTGGGGCCGCTCTGGCCAACGGAAAACGTCGCTCAACGGCCGAGGAACGCGTCCCCGGGCAGCCTGAGCACTACCAGCGGATCGTCAAGAAGAGCCACGCACAGTCCATCTCAGCGTTCATGGCGGCCCTGCTGGCCTACGAAGCCCGTGGTTGGGCCATCGAACACGGCTCCCTGGCCAAGCGGAAAGTACCCAACTTGTGGTGAAAGGAGCCCGAATCATGCCGCAGTGGCTCCTTTTGACCCTCGAAATCGTCGGATTGTGCCTGTTCGTGGCCGGTTGCGCCCTGATTTACGTGCCGGCGGCGTTCCTGGTCGCCGGAGCGGCGGTTGTGGTGGCCTGCGAGCGTTGGTCGGTCGCTGAGACCGCCCGCAGGCAGGCGCAGCGCCAGTGAGCCTATTTCGTCTCCGCGAGCGCCGGGCGAACCTGGAAGATCCGGCCGTTCCGCTGAACTCAAGCACCATCCTGAGCGTGTTCGGCGTGCAGCCGACCGATTCTGGCGTTCCGGTGTCCGAGTACACCGCCATGAACATGTCGGCGGTCTACCGGGGCGTGTCGCTGATCTCCGGGCTGGCCGGTTCGCTGCCGTTGAACGCGATCGACCAGTCCACCAAGAAGCCGGTGACCGGCACCATCCTCGACGACCCGCACCCGGAGATGACCGCGCTCGAGTACTGGCGGCTGCAGGCCGTGTGGCGGTGCCTGTGGGGTAACAGCTACTCGCAGAAGGTCTACAAGCGCGGCGGCAAGCTGGCCTACCTGAACCCGATCTCCCCGGACCGGGTGTCGGTGCTGCGTGCGTCGCCGATCTCGGCCAACCCGTCGGGCAAGATCTTCAGGATCGCCGGCGCGGACGGCAAGCTGACCACGATGACCCCGAACGAGGTCATGCACATTCCGGGCATCGGCTACGACGGCATCTGCGGCATCTCCCCGGTGCGCGCGGCGGCCCAGGCGATCGGCATGGCGCAGGCTGCGGAGGCCACGGCGGCGCGGCTGTTCAAGTCCGGCAACATGCTCAACGGCCTGCTGTCCACCGAGGCCGAGCTCGACCAGTCCCAGGCGGAGACGCTGCAGGCCCGGTGGGCCGAGAAGTTCTCCGGGATCGACGGGGCGCACCGGGTCGCCGTGTTGGACTCGGGCGCGAAGTTCCAGAGCCTGGTCATGCCGGCTGATGACGCGCAGATGCTTGAGTCCCGGGACTTCCAGGTCACGGAGCTGGCTCGGTTCCTGGGCATCCCGCCGTATCTGATGTACCAGACGGACAAGACCACGTCGTGGGGTAGCGGTCTTGAGCAGCAGGCGCGGGGCTTCAACCAGTTCGACCTCCACCCGAACTGGTTGGCGCCGGCGGAGCAGCGCATCACTAAGGAGCTGCTGCCGCCGGGTCAGATCGCCCGCTACGACATGGACAGCCTGCTGCGCGGTGACTCGATCGCCCGCGCCGAGTACTACCGGGTCATGTTCGAGATGGGCGTCCTGTGTCCGAACGACATCTTGAAGATGGAAGACATGCCGCCGCGCGAGGGTGGCGACAAGTTCATGGAGCCGATGAACGCGACGCCGGTCAACGCGCCGCTCGGCACTGACCCGGTAATCGGCGGTTCGTCTCTCGGCCCGTCTGACGACAGCTGAAGGGGTTTGAGATGACGTTCTGCGTAGTCGTAGCCGCCGGGTCTACCGGTGTGCAGGCGGTGACCGGCGACTGTGAGCTGGTCGGGTTCTCGGTGCACGAGACGGCAGCCTCGGCCGCCTCGGTGGTCCTGCGCGATGGCACCTCGTCCGCCGGTTCGCCCAGGGCGTTCGCCTCTCTCGCCGCGAGCGGCACCGACTCCAAGCTGTTGCCGGCCGTCGAGTTCAAGACCGGCATCTTCGTCGACCGGACGGGCTCAACCGAGCTCGTGCTGTACCTCGACTGATGAAGGAAGGATCGGCGATGCTTCGTAGCCTGCCGACTGGTGAAGAGCGTCGTGATCTGGTCCTCTCTGACGCCGGTGTGACCGTAGCGGACCCTTCAGGTACCGGAGACCGTCGCTTCGGCGGCCACGCGGCCCTGTTCAACTCCCGCACCGCGATCGGGAACCCCAAGACCGTCGGGTTCTACGAGTCGGTCGCGCCGGGGGCCTTCACCAAGACTTTGGGCGAGGCTGACGCCCGGTTCCTGATCGACCACAGCTCCTACCACGTGGTTTCCCGGGCTAGCGCCGGCACGCTCACCCTCTCGCAGAACACTCGCGGTCTACACACCGACTCGGTGCTGGACCAGCGGCTGTCCTACGTCAACGATCTGATCGCCAATCTGGACAACGGCAACATCCGGGGCATGAGCTTCGGGTTCCAGGTCATCAAAGACGACTGGGCCGACATCGAGGGCCGTGACGCCAGCGGTGAGGCGTTCAAGGCCGAGCACCGCACCATCCGCGAGGTGAAGCTGATCGAGGTCAGCGCGGTCACCTTCCCGGCGTATGAAGAGACCGACGCCGGACTGCGATTCTCCCTGGTGCCGGCGCTGCGCCGCCGTGGCGACATCGACGCGATCGCCCGCGCGGTGCACCACAAGCCCGAGCTCGGACCCTTGCTGGGTTACGACCCAGAGCTGGCGCCGGTCACGATCGACATGTACGTGGATGGCAAGAAGTTCAAGAGCGTGACGAACTCGATCATCCGCGAGAACAACGAGAAGCTGGTCGGCGAAGTGCTCGGCAAGGACACTCCGATCGTTGCCGATGCCGGCGCGATGGAGCCGTTCGAAGAGCGCGACCCCAAGAAGCCCTACGGCGACGTCACGTACGCCGACCCGGGCTACCAGGCGGACGGCAAGAAGCGGTATCCGCTGGACAGTGCTGAGCACTGCCGGGCGGCCTGGAGCTACATCAACCAGGCCAAGAACGCCGCCGAGTACACCGCTTCGCAGCTGGCCGAGATCAAGTCCAAGATCAAAGCGGCAGCTGCCAAGTTCGGCATCGACATCTCCGATGAGAGCAAGTCAGCGGTTGAGCCGGGTGAGACCACTCATGTCGCTGATGCAGATGAAACCGGAACTGAACTGACCGAGCCGGCCGCGTCCACTCGGGAATTCGCGTTCCAGCAAGAACAGGCCAAGGCCCGCGCCCGCGTTCTCGCGCTGCGCATCAAGAACCTGGCCGCCTAACCAACCACCCTTCCAACCCCCTGCGCGCTGCGTACGGGGGTTGTTGGCATGCCCGTGAAAGGACGCGAGCCAACATGAGCAACGAAATGAACAAGCGGTACCGCGAGGAGCTGATGGGGCTCTCGCACCGCATGAACGAGATCCTGGCCGACACCGAGAAGGCCGGCGAGTGGACCGCTGAGCAGCGGACCAACTTCGACTCCGCCAGCACGCGCGCCGACGAGCTCGAGGCCAAGGTCACCGAGATCGAGCAGGACGCCCTTCGCGCCGCCCGCGTGGCCAAGCTGGACGAGGTCGACTACTCGTCCGTCGTGCAGACCCGCACCGGTGGCGCGTCGGAGACCCCGGAGCAGTCGCGGGAAGAGCGTCAGGCGACACACGATGCCGAGTACCTGCGGGCCTTCGAGTCCTACGCTCGCAACGGCATGGAGGATCTGAAGCCCGAGCAGCGGCAGCTCCTCGCCGCGAACTACGTGCAGGGCGAGTCGCGGGCCAACCAGACCACCTCCCCGGGTTCCGCTGGTGGCTACCTGATTCCTCCGGGATACCGGCAGATCATCATCGAGCGCATGAAGGCGTTCGGTGGCCTGCTGCAGTACGCCACGGTCATCAACACCTCGACCGGCAACCCGCTGCAGTGGCCGACCAACGATGACACCGCGAACCAGGGTGCCATCCTCGCGGAGTCGACCGGGATTTCGGGCTTCACCGACTTCACCTTCGGTACCGCGACCCTGGGTGCATGGCTGTACGCCTCCGGCATCGCCAAGGTGTCGGTGCAGCTGCTGCAGGACTCGGTGTTCGACCTGAACACCTGGCTGCCGGACCACATCGGCACCCGCATCGGCCGCAAGGTCGCCTCGGTGCTGGTCACCGGCGCTGGCACGACTGAGCCGCTGGGCGTCGCCACCAACGCCACTGCTGCTGTCACCGGCGCCGATCAGACGTCGATCACCTACGACAACCTGATCGACCTGGAGCACTCGCTCGACCCGGCGTACCGCAACAACTGCCGGTTCATGATGGCTGATGCCACCTTGGCAGTCATTCGGAAGATCAAGGACTCGCAGGGCCACCCGCTCTGGGTGCCGGTGCCGGTTCCCGGCATGGCTCCGACGATCAACGGCAACCCCTACTTCGTTGACCAGGGAATGGCCGTTCCGGGTGCGTCGAACAAGTCCATTCTATTCGGTGATTTCGCTCGGGCCTATGTTGTTCGACAGGTGCTGGATATGAATATGGTGCGATTCTCAGAAAGGTATATGGACGCATTGCAGATTGGCTTTCTCGCGTTTACTCGCCTGGATGCCACTGTGCAAGACTCCAATGCCTATGCTGCATTCCAGCACCACGCCTGATCTGCAATTCGGTTAATACCCACGAATACCCCCGTTGCTCCCTAGCGGGGGTATTCGTGGTCTCCACCTGGATAAGGAGTCGTCATGGCCGCACGTAAACCAGCAGCCAAGTCCGAGCCCAAGGTCGAACTCCCCGAAGACAACGGGAACCGGTTCGTCGTAGTGACCCGTGACGGTGAGGGTAACTGCGTCGACGGTCCCGGGTTCCGACTCCTGGTCCAGGAGGGTGCGTCCGACGAGGACAAGGCCGCAGGCTGGAATCTAGGCGGAGAGATGCCGCCCGAGGAAATGATCGTGTACGTCCCGAAGCCGCAGGTCTGACGTGCCTCGCGTCCGGATGTTGACGGCGATCTCGAACCGCAACTTCATGCTGCCGGACGGCGCTGAGGCTGACGTGCCGCCCGAACTGGCGCAGATGTGGGTGGCTGCAGGCATCGCCGAGTACGTCCGAGCTGAGGCCGTTCTGACGCCCGAGCGTCGTCGTCCCGGCCGCCCCCGCAAGGATCAGGTTTAGGAGCTTCTGTGTCGAACAAAGCATTCGGATTTTTTGTTACGAGCGGCAACGACTTCGGAAATCCGAGCACGGGGCACGCGTTCTCAATGCAGTTCAACTACAAGGTCGTGTCGCCGACCAACACGTCGACCGGTGGCGGCGCGACCATTCAGTTTGACTACGCCGACACTCCGTTCTCGATGTGGCAGAAGCTTGTCGCTGCGGTGCAGGCGGAAGAGAGCGATTCCACCCTGCAGGTCGTGCCGCTCTACCCGGGTGGCTTCGAGTCCCTCGTTTTCAACAACACCTACTAGAGGGCGGAGTCCTCCATGTCTTACCAGCGTACGGACGGCCGGTTCGTCTACGCCGAGAAGTTCAGCGTGTCCGCGGTTGTCACCGCGAGCGGCAACAGCCCGGCTGTCGACGTGGGCTCTGCCAACGTGCTGCGCGGCATCTCCGTGACCGCTGCCTCTGTGGGCGGCACGACCCCGACGCTCGTAATCCAGCCGCAGACGAGCCCAGACGGCACTAACTGGGTCAGCCTTGGCGGGGTCTACGCCACGCTCACCGCAAACGGCACCGCGACTCATCCAGTCCTGGGTCCCGTTGAGCGCTACGTCCGGCTGAACTACACGGTCACTGGCACGACCCCGACGTTCACCCTGACCGTCACTGGCGACCTGGTCTGACATGACCGACCCGGTCACGGACTACTTGACCGTCGACCAGCTCAAGACCGCGCTGCAGATCACGAACGACAGCAAGGACGACTTGCTCGCGCTGGCCATCTCCTCGGCCAGTCGGCAGATCGACACCCACTGTCGTGACCAGTTCTGGTCAGCGGACACCCCGTCAGCGCGGGTGCTGGCGCCGGACTACCCGGTCGACATCTTCACCGGTGCGTACGCCTCGACGGTCGGGATGACGGTCGAGACGGACGACGACAACGACGGCGTGTTCGAGACGCTGTGGGACGCGACGGACTGGCAGGCGGAGCCGCTGGTGCCGCAGGCCGGCTACCCGTTCAACCGGGTGGTCGCGGTCGGGTCGCGGCGGTTCCCGGGCGCCCGGCAGCAGCCGTACACGTACCTGCGTTACCCCTACTACGGGGGCGACTGGGGCAGTCACGGCGGGCAGTCGGCGTGGGCGGCGCATTCGCGTCGCGCTCGTGTCCGCATCACCGCCCGCTGGGGTTGGCCGTCGGTCCCGGCGCAGGTGCAGCAGGCGTGCCAGGTGATCGCCATCGACAACTACAAGAGCAAAGACTTCACCAACGGCAGCGCCGGCACCACGGGTTTGGCGAATGGTGCGTACGGCTCTCAGCGCAGCGCCCTGGTCGTGCACAGCCTGTCCCCGATGGCGTGTTCGCTGTTGCGGGGCCTGCGTGACGTGGTCGTTGCCTGATGCCCGGCAAGATCCGGCAGATCCGGCAAGCCCTCGCCGATCGGCTGGGCAACATCGACGACCTGACGATCTACCCGAAGATCCCGGACTCGGCGAATGTGCCGTGCGCCTGGATCGGGCCGGACAAGGCGAAGCCGCTGGCTGACTACCAGCAGATCTACGGCGGCGGTCAGGTTCAGTACAACTTTCTGATCGAGGTCGTGACGAACCGTCAGGACATCGAGTCGGCTCAGGACATTCTCGACGACTACGCCAGCGAAGACGGTCCGTTCTTGCAGCGTCTGCACGCGTATGACGCGGGTGACGCATTGGCGGAGCTGATCGGGAACAACATCGAAGTTCTTACCGCGAGCCGTTATGGCAGTTACAAGGTCGGCGGCACGGTGTATCTGGGTTTCCAGCTGGCTATCCAGCTGTCCTCTTAGGAGAAACATGGCCGGAAAGTCTGCTGGGCCGAAGCTTGTCGTTTTACTGCCGTTCGATCGGACCGACGGGTGGCCCGCAAAGAACGTCGAGTTCGCCCCAGGAGATTCCTGGGATTCCGACCATCCCGACACTCCGAAATATCTGGAGTGGGGACTGGTGGGAGAAGACGTCCCGGCGCCTGCCGGGTCTAGCCAACCTGGCAAATCTGATGAAGGGGCCGAATAATGGCTACGCGTAATGTGCTTGTTGGCCGGAACCTGGCCATCTGGGCTGACGGTTATGACATCTCCGGTAACGGTAACGAGGTCAAGATCAAGCGGGATGCCGCGAAGATCGACGCCACGGTGTTCGGTGACCACTTCAGCTACGACCTGGCCGGTATCCAGAAGGCCAGCCTCGAGTTCAAGGGCTTCTACGCGGCCGGCTACAACTTCCTGGACCAGATCATCAACGCCCGGTTCGGGCAGACCGCCGACGTGCTGACCCTGACCGCCCCGGCGGGCCTGGCGGCGCTGGCACCGGCGATCCTGATGCCGTCCGTGCTCACCAAGTACGACATCGACGTCAAGCTCAAGGGCGCCGTCGACATCGATTCCGAGTACGACGCCCGTGGCGCGATCGACTCCGGGTTCATCCTGGTCAGCCCCATCGGCGCGACCACCACGACCGGCATGTCCGGCGTGCTGGACAACACCGCGAACGGTGGCGCGACCACCGGCGGTTGGGCCGCGCAGCTGCACATCTCTTCGGTGTCGGGTACCACGCCCTCGTTCACCGGCAAGCTGCAGGGCTCCCCGGATGGCACGACCTGGACGGACCTGCCGGGCGGGCTGTTCAACGCGATCACCACGCCGAACCAGGCGCAGCGGCTGACCCAGCCGAACGGCGTGTCGGCGCCGGCGCAGATCCGGCTGAACTACACGATCAGCGGCACGACCCCGTCGTTCACCGTGGCCGCGGCGTTCGCCCGCACCCCGGTTTTCCTCTGAGTTGACTGATGGCCGAGATCCGCATTGATGTGCGGTTCGAGGGGCTCGATAGCGTCCAGACCGATCTCGATCGGATCCAGGCCGCTATCGAGCCCCCAGGCATCACCGCGCTCCTTTCCGACGGCGCCGACGTGTTCGTCGACTCGGCGTTCGAGGCCGCTCCGAAACTGACCGGTGCGTTGGCCGCGTCGATGCACAAAGAGGTCGACGGCGACGGTTGGGCGATCTCGCCCGGCGACATTGTCTACGCCAACATCCAGAACGTCGGCGGCGACAACTACGGCAATCCGATGATGAAGTTCCTAGGCCGCGATGGCTGGATCCAGACCGACCACGTGCACGTTCCGGGGTCGCTCTACATGGACGACGCTTTCGAACTGGGCCGTGAGCCGGCCGCTGAGGCGGTTGAACAAGCCCTTGATGCGGCTATCGAGGGCTGACCCGCACCACAAAACAGGAGATGATCGTTGTGAGCTCTGATTTCGAAGATTACCCGGTACTCGACTCGCACGCCGAGGTCGCGCCCGAGCTAGAGGAGCGCGCGGTGCCGGTGCCGAAGCTGAAGCGGACCGTGCTGCTGCGCGAGTTCGACGGTGGCGAGCAGAACGAGTACCGCAAGCCCATGTACAAGATCAACGGTACGAAGATCGAGCTGTCGATGGAGGAAGTGAACCTCCGCCTGCTCGCCATCGGAATGCGCCGCCGCGATGGCTCCCGCATGTACCCGAACACCGATTCCGGCATCAAGCTGCTCAAGAAGTGGCCGGCCAGCATCGTGGAGTTCCTGGCCAAGCACATGCGCGAGCTCAACGGTGAGGACGAGGACGACGCCACCGTTGAGGGAAACTCCGAGGGCGAGCGGACCTCCGAGCTTTCATCCGACTCGCCATCGCTTTCGGTTGCCTCCCCAGTGAGTTCGGACGACGAGTAGGAGTCAAGGAACTCCGCCTGCTCTACGCCTTCGAGCGGATCGAAGGGCCGATCGGTGGCCGCCGCGATGACTACAACGCCGCGATGGTCGCCATGAACTCGATCGCCCCGCACGTCAAAGAGGGCACGCAGCTCTCGTTGGACCAGTTCCTCATCCGCTACGGAGAGCAGCCGGAAGAGGAACTGATCGAGGGCGAGATCGGCGAGTCCGAGGTGTGGTTCGACTCGTCCGTTTTCCAGTACTCGCCTGACCAGGTGTCGATGTCGGAAAGATTGGGGTGAACGATGGCGGATTCGTCCTTGACGATTCGGATCTTGGCTGAGGCGCAAGCCGCCCTCGACGCCATCGCCGAAGTCAAGGCCGCCATCGCTGGCCTGTCCGACGAGACGATCACGCTAAACGTCAACACTGACGGTGTCGCTGAAGCCGAAACCGAGCTCGCGGCCCTCAAGGCCGAGGCCGACGCCGTCAGTGGCGACGACATCAAGCTTCCTGTCGACACCAGCGAGCTGAAGACCGCTGAGACTGACGTCGGTGCGCTCGGTCAGGCGATCAGCGACCTGATCTCGGACTTCAGGTCTACCCAGCAAGAGGTAGCCGCCGCCAGTCAGATCGTGTCGACGTTCGCCACCGACGCCCAGGGGGTTTCCCAGGCCCTGGGCGCCGCTGGTGGTTTTGCCAACACCTTCGCGGTGGACGCCCAGGGCGTTGCCGAGGCCCTGACCGTGGTGGAGACCGGATTCCAGGACGCTGAGCAGGGTGCACTAGCCCTCGAGGGAGGTTTCCAAGCCCTCGAGGGCGGCATGCTCGCCATCGAATCCGGGGTCGTGGACGCCGAGCAAGGATTCCAGGATCTCGAGGGCGGCCTGACCGACGCCGAGCAAGGCGCGCTGCTGGTCGCGGGCGCAATGAACACCCTCGACCAAGCGGTCGCCACGGGGCTATCCGGGCTGCAGGCGCTCGACCAGGCGGCGGGAGCTGGACTGGAGGCGGTGTTCTCCTCGCTGGCGGGCGTCGTCCAGATGGCCGTCTTCGCGCTGGTGGGCTTCGTCGCCGTCGCCGGGCTGGCTGCGGTCGCCGCCGGCGTGCTGATGGCCGCTGTCGCCGCGCTGGGCGTGGCCGCAGTCGCGGCGTTCGCCGGCTTCGGGGGCGCCATGCTCCTGGCTGGTGCTGCCATTACGGGGCTCGTCGTGGCTGCCCAGACCGGGTCCAAGAAGGTTCAGGCGTCGTTCTCCGACTTGGCCAAGGCGGCACGCGGGCTGATCAATGACGTGTCGAAGCCGTTCGAGGAAGTCCTGACCCAACTGGCCACTGCTGTCAAGGGCGCGATCAAGGACATCGAGCCGCCGCTGAAGGCGGCGTTCTCCACGATCGCGGCGGTGGCGAAGTCGGCGATCCCTCAGGTAGTCACAGTGCTCAAGCAGTTGGCGAACGGCTTCAACCAGATCACCCAGACCGTCGCCCCGCAGTTCACCCAGTTCTTCAAGGCCCTCCCCGGCCTGGTGGGAGCGTCGATCGGCGCCGTGCAGACCATGGCTACCGCATTCCACGACGCGGCCGGCGCGTGGGATACCGCTGTGCCAGCAGCCGAGAAGCTGATCGGCAAGCTCGGCGACCTGGGCGCCACGATGATCACGATTGGGTCGAAGCAGATCACCCCGCTGATCCAGGACATGAGCAAGCTGACCGACTCGTTCCGGACCATGGCGGAGAAGGTCGAGCCGGCCATGAAGCCTGCGATGGACGCGTTCACCAACCTGGGTATCGCGGTGATGAAGGCGGTCGGGGACTCGACCGATCAGATCAACAAGTTCTCCGGATCGGTGTCGACGAACTCGAGCGCCATCGGCGGCGAGATCAAGGCCGTCATCAGCATCGTCACCGACCTCGGCACTGATTTCATGAACGCGATCGCGCAGTGCAAGCCGGCGTTCGATCAACTCGCGCAAGCCGTGAAGGACAACGGGCCGGCGATCACTGGGGCGATCAAGTTCGTGATCAACTCGATCACGGGACTCGTCACCGCTTTCACCGATTTGATCAGCATCGGGCAGAAAGTGTACGACTTCCTCTCTAAGGGCGATGACTTCCTCAACCCGTGGGGCAAGTCCGCCGCCGATGCCGGCCAGGACGCGCAGAACGCCGCCCCCGGTGCTGAAGCCCTCGGTGACGGCGCCAAGCAGGCCGGCGACGCCGCGCAGGCCGCGACTCCACCGGTCAAGGACTTCGGGTCCGCTGCCCAGGGTGCAGCGTCCCCGGTCAAGGACCTGGGCCAGGGTGCGCAGGATGCCGCCCCGCACGTGCAGGCGCTGCAGCAAGGCGCGCAGGACGCCGCACCGCCGGTCAAGGACCTGGGCGACAACTCGTCCACCTCCGCGACCCAGCTGAACGACCTCAAGCAGGCCGCCGCCGACGCGAACACGGCCCTGACGGCGGTGAACACCGACATCACCAAGCTGGCCACCGACGTGAAGACGCTGGACAGCAACGTGGTCACGCTCAACACCGACCTGAAGACCCTGAACACCACGATCGAGCAGCTCGACGCGAACGTCGTGAAGCTGGACAAGGACATCGTCCAGCTCGACACCGACCTCAAGGCCCTCGATGTCGATGTCAAGGCGCTGAACGCGGACTGGCTGCTGTGGGACAAGGCCGTTGTCCAGCTCACCAACGACCTGAAGACCCTGGTCACCGAGGTCACCGCGCTGGACACCGCGATCAAGACCCTCGACGCGGACATCAAGACCCTGACCACGGACATGACCGCGGCGACCAAGTCGGCGAACGACCTGGCCGCCGCCCTGGCCAAGGTCGCCCAGGCGGCCAGCGCCGCCGCGAGCGCCGGGTCATCCCTCGGCAAAGCCATGGGCGGCGGAGGCGGCGCGGGTGGCGGGGGAGCCGCTGGGGGCATGGCCGGTGCCGGGCAGGCCGGGCAGCAGGCCCAGCAGGGCGCCCAGGGCGCGGCTCAGGGCATGGACCAGGCCGCCGGCGCGGCCAACGACCTGACCAAGGCCACCGGCGCGGTACAGGGCGCCCTGGTCGGAGCGGCCGCTGGTTCGCAGCTCGCCGGGCAGGCCGCGTCGCAGGCCGGCAAGAGCGCCCAGCAGGGTGCGGGCGGCTTCGACGAACTTGGCAACTCCGCCCAGGGCCTGGAGAAGGACCTCGGGCAGCTGAAGACCCGCGAAGGCCAGGTCGACCAAGCGCAGCACGACCTGAACAAGGCGATGGCCTCGGGTTCGGTGGAGGCGCAGAAGGCAGCGCAGGCTGAGCTGCAGCACGCCAAGGCGGCCGAGCAGGACGCGAAGAGCATCGCTGAGGCGGACCGAGAGACCCAGTCCAACAACAACGCCATGAGCCAGACGCCGAAGGCGGCCCAGAGCGCCGGCAACGCCCTGCAGCAGTTGGGCCAGAAGGCCGAGGCTTTAGGCAAGGCCGTGGGCGGCTTCGCCGGGGACATGATCTCCGATCTGGGCAAGGTCGCCGGAGAGGTCGGCAAGGACGTCGGAAAGATCGAGGGCGCGTTCAACAACATGGGCGACTCCCTGTCCAAGGTCGGCGACATGTTCAAGGAGATGGCCCAGCAGGGCGGCCAAGCGTTGAGTTCGCTGGCCAAGAACGCCGGCGCGATGGCCAGCACTGTCGCCAAGGCTCTCGGCCAGACCGTCGCCACGGCCATCAACAAGGCTGAGGCCGGACTCAAGCAGTTGGGCACCGCCGCCGCCAAGGCGTTCAACGACGTGGGTAAAGCGGCCGGTCAGATGGCTAACACTGTCGGCAAGGCAGTGACGCAGATGGTCGGGGCCGTAACCAAGGGTATGGGGCAGATCGTCAAGGCGGTCACCTCAGGTATGCAGCAGGCCGTATCAGCGGTGTCCAAAGGTGCCCAAGGGATGGCCAGGGCCATGTCTCAGGGCATGAGCGGCATGGTCAGCGCGGTCAAGCAGGGAATGAGCGCGGTGGTGGGCGCGGTCAAGCAGGGCATGCAGCAGGCCGAGCAGGCCGTGAAGGCGGCCGCTCCGGCGTTCCAGGCCGCCGGCCAAGCCATCATGAAGGCGGCCGCGCAGGGCGTCCAGGCGGGCGCGCAGGCTGTCTCTCAGGCCGCGTCGCAGGCGGTTCAGCAAGCAGGCTCGGCCGCGTCCAAGGTGGCCAAACCGATCGGCGGCAGCGTCGGCAAGGACATCATGGGCGGCGTCGGACAAGGCATCGCCGACAACACCCCGCCGGTAGCCGATGACGCTCGGGCCGCCGGTCAGACGGTAGCCGACGCCGCCAAGAAGGGTGCCGGCGTCGCCTCGCCGTCGAGTATCACGATCCCGGCCGGCGAGGGTATCATGGACGGCTTCTCGGTCGGTTTCGCCAACCGGCTCGGGCACACCGTGGACACCGCCTCGAGTCACGCCAAAACGGTGGCCAATGCCGCTACCAGCACCATGGCCTCGGCCGGGACGGCGGCCGGCGTGGCGTACGGGACCAACTTGGCCAACGGGATCAAGTCGGCTCTGAACATCACGAACCTGACGTCGCAGGGGCTCGCGCAGGCGGCGACGCAGCAGGCCAATGCAGTGCTCGGGAACATGGACCTGCTCGGTCAGGCGGGGTCTGGCGCGTCGATTCAGACCAGCGCGCAGACGGTCTCCCTGGCGTCCGGTCCGGCGAACTCGGGCGGCGGTCAGGGCGGCGGCGACACCCACGTGCACTGCTACATCGACGGTGTCGAGCAGAAGATCCGCTACGAGATCAAACGGAACAACCAGGCGTTGGCGTCGGCAGTGGGGCGGCAGAAGAGATGACGTCTCCTCCTCCCAGCTATCAGACGGCGGTCCTGCGCCCGGCTACGGACATCCAGGGCGCATCTGGTGGTGTGACGCTGGTCGGCGCGGCGAACATTCACACGGCCTGGTCGGACAACTCGGACAGCTCCTACGTCCAGTTCACCAGCCGCTGCCGCACTCCCTCGACGCGGGTGGAGGTGGGTTTCTCCGCCCCGACGCTGCCCTCGGGGGCGCAGATCTTCTCCGTCGGCGCGCAGGTCCGAGTTCTGCAGACGGTGACCCCGGCCCCGCAGCCGACACATTGCGGCTGGTTCCGGTGCAACCGCTCCCAGAACATCATCACCACCATCGTCCTGGGCATCCTGGAGTTCCTTTTCGGCTGGCTCGTGCCGCAGCAGCCGGTCACGGCTAGCTACACGATCCAGAACCTGCCGACACAGATGACCGACCCGGCCGGAAACCCCTGGTCGCTGGCGTCGTTCACCAACTTCTCGGTCGCCGTCGGCCGTGACGACCTGGGCGGCAACGCCTCCCGCATCTCCGAGCTGTACCTCAACGTCACGTACTCCGTGCAGTCCACGGTCAGCGTCACCGGGCCGACCGGCACGGTAACCACCACGTGCCGCCCGACGGTGACCTGGGTGTATTCGAACACCCAGTCTGACGCGCAGCAGGCGTTCCAGGTGGCGATCTACTCGGCAGCCCAGGTGGCCGCGCTGGGGTTCGTGCCGTTCGTCAGTACACCCACCGATTCGACGCAGGGTTACATCTTCTCCGAGGTCCAGCAGTGGACCGCCGACGTGGACCTGGTCAACGGCTCGTGGTCGGCGTACGTGCAGGTTCAGCAGTCCTGGGCCGGCTTCGGCAGCTTCACCTCAGCCCCTGCGTCAACCACCTGGACCCAGGGCATGTCCGGTGCGCCCGTTGCCACATTGGTGGACGCGTTCTACGACAGCGCCAACAACCGTGTCCAGCTCGACACCGTGCCGAGCTCCAGCTCTCCGGTGACCACCTCGTTCGCGTTCCAGGTGTCTCGGGACGCGGCGCACGTCGTCTGGGGGCCGGTGCGCAACTACGCCCAGGTCGCGGCGTCGGGAATGTCGACCATCACTGCCTACGACTACGAGGCACCGTCCAACATTGCCTCGCGCTACCGGGTGCTGGCCTACGACACGGTCGCCGGAGTTGCGGTGCCGGCGTCGGCGTTCTCCAACACCATCGACGTCACGCCGAACCGGCTCGGGTTCCACCTGGTGAACGTGTTCAACTCGTTGCTGAACTGCCAGTTGCCGGTCGCGTACCTCGGCGACCAGGTGATCAAGCGGCGTTCAGAGGGCACGTTCGACGAGGTAC